CGTTACCATCATTGCCGATATGCTTCGTGCTGAACTATCTTCTCCATTTTCCGTGTACGTTCCAGTTCCTGTCTTTGTACCTGTCAAACCAGTTGCCGCTGTTGCCATGCCAGTAAATAAAGCAAAGCCACCATTCTGTGTCGTCATCGCAGGACTAATACTTGCTGCTGTTGAGGTAGAAGCCTCGGCAGTTGCCATTATCAATGGTGTAGCTACGTTTGGATAGGCAATCCAATATACCAACTGGAACGAAGCCTGTGTTCCATTGGGTATATGTTCAATTGTTGTGGTGGTGCCATATGAAGATGGCAATGCCATCCAGGCCATCAAGATGTTAGACCCAGACGTATTCTCGTAAATCATATAGTCGAGAGTAGTTCCACCAACAGTGATGGTATTGTTGAGAGCATCGGTGATTGCCCAGCCAGCAACAAAGATGCGTTGATCATGCGCTGTGCCGATGTCCTTACCGGTGAAGGTGATAGGCGTACCGGAAGGGGTGGACGTAGATTTGATACAAGTGCCCTTGTAGATTGGCACACTAGAGGGAGGAGCCGTGTACTTGCCTGACTGCGCGGCAGTACCCATGAATGGCATGAACATGCCAAGCTCTTTGCCCTTGACAGCCGTAATTGGAAGTATCAAAGGCGCAGCAAGCACCAGCGGTATGGCGGCTCTCAGCAACTTTCTCTTTGGAAGAACGATCATGCCGTGATGTCCCCACAGAGAATGTACTCGGTTGCACTCAAGAAGAAGATAGAAGCCACAGAATACTGCCCTACCAGCTTGCTTGCGCCCCCACGGGCTCTCCTTGTGGCTGTTCCGGCAAATGATACTTGCCCAGAACCAAGCTGACATATGTCAACGCGATTGTCGGCAGCGAACACCGAGCTATTTATCGTATAAACACAGGCGGAAGCGCTGTTGAAACTCACCATCTGGCCAGCATCGGTTGACAATGCCGTATAGCTCGCGGTCTTGGCAAGTTCAGGCTCAGATGTCGGAGACCCGGTTGGTCCGGTCGCTCCTGTTGGCCCGGTCGCTCCTGTTGGCCCGGCCACAGAACTGGCAGCACCTACATCACCAGCTCTGGTGAACTCAAGCCTGATAGGGTCTCCATTGGCAAAATCTGCACCAGCTGCAACCTGCGCCAACGATTGAATTTTCTTGTATGTCGAGGCCGTTGCAACAGACCCCGACATACTGAAGATTTTCCACTTAGTAGCGTCAGTCTGATGCGAGATCCGAACATGGCCCTTAAGCGTATTCGTGCTGTCATCGATCGTCTGAAGCAGCGTGGCTACGCTGACACCACCCGTGTCAAGATCATCAGCATAGATGATGGTCGTGGAGTTCTGTGTCGCGTTGTTAAAACGTAAAGTACCTGCTCCAGGATCAGCATCAGCCGTCGTAGTCGAGAAGGTATAAAAAACAGAAAAGCCGCTGCCTCCGGCAATACCGGTCGAGCCAGTCGGGCCTGTGGGACCAGTCGGACCTGTCGGGCCGGTCGGACCAGTTGCACCATCAACACCAATTATTCCGTCCGTGCCGTCAGCACCTGTTGGTCCGGTTGCGCCAGTTGGTCCTGGGACCGTGCTATCCGCTCCTGCCGGTCCTGTAGCACCAGTCGGACCTGTTGCGCCCACGGGGCCAGTTGCTCCGGCTGGTCCAACACCCCCGGCAGGGCCAGTTGCTCCGGCTGGTCCTGTTGCGCCCGCTGGGCCTGTCGCTCCGATTGGACCTGTTGCACCTGTCGGACCTCCTGCTGGACCGGTAGCTCCCGTTGCCCCGGTAGGACCGGTTGCGCCTACACCAGCCGGGCCGGTCGCGCCGGTTGGTCCTGGAACTGTGCTGTCAGCCCCCGTGGGGCCAGCTGGGCCTGTAGCACCGACTGGGCCTGTCGGACCTGCTGGACCAGGAACTGTGCTGTCAGCTCCGGCAGGACCGGTAGCCCCCACCGGGCCTGTGGCACCAACAGGACCCGTGGCTCCGGCTGGGCCTGTGTCTCCAGGCGGGCCAGGAACGGTGCTGTCAGCCCCCGGAGGACCGGATGGTCCTGTGGCGCCTGCCGGGCCAGTAGGCCCTGTAGGGCCTCCTGCGGGACCGCTAGGGCCACTTGGACCTGTCGGCCCAGCCGGGCCTTGGGATCCGGGAACCTGGACCTCGACAACTTCGGGAGGCTGGGAGACCAGCACCTCGACAATGTGGGTGCCACTGGGGACCGTGACCTCGACAACATCAGTCACTGGTGGCCCCCCCCTTACCCACCAGATCGCCCCACAGAACGGTCTGCTGACTCAGATCAGGAGCGATCAGCTCCAGCTCGTAGCGCATGTTGTCGTTGACCGGGATTTGCCGGGTCTCTTCCGGAGTCAGCACCAGATTGACGGTGCCGTTCGATGGCGTCGACATGCTGAGCGAGAAATCGGCAGTCGTCTTCTCCAGAATCGTGTCGCCATAGACGCCGCGCCACTTGACCGTATAGCCGGTCAAATTCATCGCCGTGCCGTCGCCCTGCTTGCACTGATATTGACGCCGGAACGTGTTTCCTACGATGCAGGTGTCAGCATAGTAACCGGGCTCTGTGTGGGGCATCATTCACTCCTAGGACATCCCGGTGACCTGTCGCTTCAGCGGCGTCGAGCCCATCTTGATCTTGGCCGATGCGGCGTTAGCAGCGAGCACACCGCCTGTGTATTTGTTCTCCCACACCGGGATGCGCTCATCCTCGACCATGTAGGGCGCGGCCTCCAATGAGGCTGCGTAGAGCAAGAGATCCGGGTGATGCAGAGAGAAGGTGTTGGAAGCAACCGACGCCGACAGCGAGGGCACCATTTCGTAGTAATAAATATCGACTACCGCGTCCTCGGCAGGCCACGGATTGATATAGAGCTTCTGCGCGTCGATCACGTAGGTTGAAGGCGTGTAACAGGTGTTGGTGAGATCCTGCGCCTTCTTCTGATACTCATTCATTGCCTCGACATCGAGCGGCCCAACGCCTTGAACCACCACCAGTCGGATCTTGTTGAAGTCGGGAATCTCCAACTGAAGATTGATCGGCTGCGCATGATCTGGAGCCAGGATCGTCTTGTGGTGCAGCTTCTCCATGTGAAAAGAGGACAGGTCAGTGTTCAACTTGACCTGTCCCAGGTCCAGGAAGGAACCTACCTGCGCGTCGGAATACTCATCCGCACCGATCCAGTTGCGGATATAAGCAATCCAGCCATTGAATGACGTCGGGAACGCCATGGAGCACCCAATTCATCAGATGGCCCTGCCAAAAATGGCGTCGCGCCGCGTTTGTTACTTCGGAGGATACTTAGGCCCTGACGACTGACCTTTCGGTTTGGACGCCACAGCCGGAAAGATCTTCTTGCTGCCCTTCGACTTGCCCATCACTTTTTCCTCGATTTACCAGCCTTGCTGTAGGCAATGGCGACTGCCTGCTTCTGTGGTTTTCCCGCGTGCATCTCAGTTTTGATGTTCTGCGAGATCACCTTCCTACTCGATCCCCGCTTCAACGGCATGGCTTCCCCCCTACTGCGGCTCAACCTGGGGCCGGTTCTTCAGTTTTTTCTTGGCACCCAAAGCGTCAGCTCCAATGACAGCGACGTGGCATCGGTACTGGCCTGTACTGTCAGTAGCCCCAGCCAAAGGGGCAAGGGCCAAAAGAGGGATTACAAAGAACATCGACGCGAAGCCGCTCCCTTCAACCTCTGTGTATTTGAGCCCTGTACTCTCTACAGAACAATTCTCAGCATTGGCAGTAGCTGACCCCACAAACAGGAGACCTAGCGCAAGCAACAATGCTTTCATCAGACCCTCCTAAATCTTGTCAACCGTCTTGAACTTCGGATACTCGTTAAGAAGTTTACGCCACCCCTTTTGAGCTTCCTGGCTGCCGTCAAAAAGGTTGATCCCCGTCACCCGCATGAACTCATCCACGACGATGTTAGGGACCGAGCCGATTCTCCTCAAGGTGCGCCCCGCACTATAACCATTATTGCCAGAAGTGCGATCCGCATGGTTCTCCTCAAGCAGAGCTTCTACGTCCTGCGTCTGCCGGACGATGAGCCCTTGCTCTTGGTCCCAGAACTCTTCCGAACGGCGCGGGAGGAGAATCCTTTCTTCCCGCGCACGGGAGGAGAGTTGGACTTCTTCTTTACCGTCCTTTTGGGGCATCGCCGTGTGCCCTTGGTGCGGTTGGGTGCTTTTCCGCTGCCCCCGCAGCTGGGGCAGACGGCGTAGGGTTTTCCCACGGCTTCTCCAGGCTGGCCGCGGTCACGCCTTCCGGCAGCTTGTCGAGCTTCTTGGCGTCGGTCGGCGTCAGGCAGAGATACTCCGCCCAATCACGATCGTCGCTGGCGTCCATGATGAAGCCCTTACCGAGATGCGCGCCGCGATAGCCAAGATCGCGCTGCAACTCGATGTAGAACGGTCCACTATCCTTGTCTTTTGCCATTGTCGGCTCCTATGTCCTCTGAAAAAGGGGCGCCCCACCGGGAGGTGTGTCGAGGCGCCCCACGGCTCGCTCCTTGCGTCTTACGAGCCCGTCGCTGTCAAATCGTAGACCCCGGAGTGAGCCTTCTCGTTGCCGACCTCCAGGCAATACTCGCCCTGGATCAGGATCGATTCGGCATGGCCGGTACGGGCCAGCGGCACCTGCCGCGTCTTCATCAGCTCAGCCAGCGCGATATATTCCGGGTCCACCAGATAGATGGCGTTCGCGTACATGAAGCGATCCGGGACGATCTGCACCTGCCCGAAATCCGACTCATAGACGTCGATCGCGGCGATCAGCTTCTTGTCGTCAGCGCTCTTGTAGCGGGTGGCATTGGCGACAAAGGTTGTGGAGATCTTGCGCTTATGAGACGCCGTGCAATAGGCATATTTGGGCTGCCCACCGGAGTTCCAAGCGTTCATCATGGCAAGGTTGAAGTTCGCCTCCGTGAGCGCTTCCAGCGTTGCCGCCGTACCAACACCATTGGGATAGCCGTCACCGGTCCTGGGAGAATTGGAGAGCGTCGGGGCGACCGGCGCACCGGCAGCCCCACGCACCGGATTGGTACGCAGGAAGGCATAGAGCCCTGCCGACACGCGCGCCGTCGAGGCTGAGCCAGGATCCGCAGCCACCCGATCGAGCAGCATGGTTTCCTTGTCGCGCTTCAGCTCCTTGAGCTTGTAGCTGACCTGCTTGGCCAAGCTCTCGGTGCCAGCCGCGTCATCGTGCTTCGGCGTCGAGTCCGAGATCTTGATGGTCTTGTCCGAGATCTGACAGAAGTTCTGGCGCCGGAACGGCGTGACACCGGAATTGATGGCGGGATCGTTTTCGCCTTCAATTACCCGGTTGGCAGACTCAACGGCACCCAGTTCGGTGAGCGGCCATTCGTGAAGTTTGTTGGTTGCCTTGACCTTCTTGGTCGACGTCAGGAACGGCGTCTCGGTCGGCGTGATCATGTTCTCCGCACTGGAAAGATCCTCGCGGAGCGTAGCAAAGGCATAGGTCTGGACAGTTCCAGCGATAACAGCCATGTCGGCCCCCTGTGTTCGAGGGCCAAATGGCCCTCTATCTGCGTCTGGGCGACGGCGGCGACATAATCAGCGTCTTGGCCACATCCTCGACAGAGCCAGTCTGCCGCGCCCGGTTATAGATCTCTGCCGTCAGACGCTTGGCCTGAGAAGCAGCACCGTTCTGCGAAGAACCAGGGCGGATGAGGACTTTCTTGGGCTGTGGGCTTTCAGAAGCGTCACCATTGCCATTGGCTCTCTGGCGTACTTGGGATCTCTGGTACTGGTCGTTCAGCCAATTGGCTGCCGCCCAGAGCACCAACATCTGCCGGTGATCGACAACACTCTCGACCTCCGGTTTCTGAAATCCGAAGTACTCTGCCGTACGAATCAGCCGGTCCATGACCACGGGGGCCTTTTTGGGGTCGGCCAGATCGGGCAGCTGTGACGCTAGGCGCTGGGCTTGGTCGAGAACCATTCGTTGCCGAGCTTGAGACTGCAAAGCAGCCTGTTCGGCTTCGATATTCTGGACTTCCTCTTGGACTAGCTTCTGCTTTTCCTGAATCTCTCGCAGCTCTTCCCGCCTGAGCAAATACTCATTTGGGTTTCGAGCCCGGAGATCGTCCCAATCTATGTTCGGTTTCGAGACACTGTCAAGAACCGCGTTGAGGCTCTTGAGCTTCTCCGCCACCTGCTGGTTGGCCTGATAGAGAACGGCAGCGTTGTACTCAACCGCCTTGCGTATCTCGACCGATTTCTGAATGTTCTGCTCTATGAACTTGTTTCCGCTGAAGTTTTGCTTCAGCGCCTTGAGCGGAACTTCAACCGGTTTGCCGTCGATGGTAACCTCTACCAACAGCTCATCGACGTCTACGTCTTCTTCCTCGCCGGAGGCTTCTTCTTCCGCCTCCTCACCTTCTTTTTCGCCTTCGGCTTCCTCTTTTTCAGAGGGCTCAGTCTCTTCCTCACCCTCCTGGGGCGGCGCATCAACCGGTTCGGTCGGTATATCGTCGCCTTCCGGAGTCCGGGGCGGCTCCTCCTGGGTCGACAGGATCGCTGCTACGACAGAATCATCACCAGCATCGGGTTCTAAGGCAGCGTCAGCCATCATGCGGCCTCCTC